GTTTATAGAACCTCTAGTTGCAAAGTCATTTAAGTATTTCCAATCAGATTTATAGAAATCATAAGAACCTCTTCTAAATCCAGAGAAACCTAAATTAAGCGCCATGTCTTCTTCGTTGTCGAATACTCCGTAAGAAGTACCTCCAGCTCCGTAAGAATTCATAGAAGCTAACATATCGTCCATAGCTAAAGCAGTTGCTCTATCAACAAACATCATGTTTTCTTCAATAGCACCCTGCTTATCAAACTCAGCTAAGATAGCGTCAAATTCAGCTAAATCAGTAGCAGCGTTAACTCCCGTGATACCTGAAGTCATGTTACCTCTTGTTTCAATAGCAGAGAATAAACCTTCTGTACCGAAAGTATTACCAGCAGCTCCATATAATTCACTATCAAGTAGTGTAGAACCAGGTGTACCAGCAACAGATTCAATCATTGCCATTTCAACGTAATCAGTAAAACGAGCTCTAGTGTCACCTTCGGCTTTTAAGTACCATAAGTAACCATTTTGCCCGTCTTCTCCAGAAACTTCAACCCAACCAATTGCAGATGCATCAGAACCTGATACAGCGTATTTATCTTTTAAGATAATTGGTTTGTTAGAGAAAGAAGTAAATTGAGGTTCGTTTTGCCCTTCTCTACCGTTAGTTCCTTTTGCGTACTCAGAACCAACAACTAATACTCTAAGAGCTGAACCTGTTGTTGCTGTAATACCAGCAGCTGTAGCTGTGTTAGCTCCATAGAAACCAACAGAGATACGACCAGTAGCAGCTGCAACCGCAGTTACAACACCTCTAGTAGTAGTGTTAGCGTCAGCCATTAAAAGGATGTCATTAACTCTAATACCATGATCGTTATCAGAATAAACATTAGTACTTTGGTTACCATCAATATCAGATACAATAGTAATCGTACCACCGGCAGTAGTATCTACCTTCTGTGAAACGTGAGACATTGTTGCGATATATGATAAATGTAGTCTACCTTGTTCTGACCAAACTACTTGGTCTGAAGTCATAGACTCCTCTGCTCCAACTTGTTCTAAGAATCCTGAAATAGTTCTGTTTCCAAAAACTTCAGCTTCCTTTTCCATTAAGTCAGGCAGATATTGTTGAGCCCAACCTGCCGTAGCAGTGGCTGTAAAATCGATGTAGTTAGAAGTAAGTGCTTGCTGTACTGGTGCCGGCACACTATTCAAACTACCTCCTGCTGTAATTGCCATAATTTTTAATTTTTAAATTTGTTATTTATTTTCGTTTTTTAAATTTAAACGTTGAGTTTGTTCTACTGTCTTCACCTACTACTCTAAACTTTACTCCAGAAGTATTTATAGCTTCTTCGTGAGATTGTCTAGGTTCCATACTTATGTTTTTAGATTTAGCAACGCTATCTTTTAAAGCGTCAGCTTTACCTTGTTCATAAAAATGATTCGCTATAACATCAGCGTTCATAGCGGTAAAAAGACTTTTGTGATAACCAGCAGCATCCTCCATTTGACTTTCTTTGTTCAAAAACTTTTTGACAAAGTTATTAATATCACTTTGAGATTCTTTTGTTTGGTTAGGATCTTTAACATTAAACCTATAGGTTTTTTCTCCGACTTTATATTCAAAACCTTTGAATCCATCATTAAACACCTCGTTAGTTTTGTTTAAAAACCTATCCTTTGCTTGTTCTTGTGTCTTTTCAGTAACTTTAGACTCTTCGTTATATCTATTGAAAAAATCAATCGCCTTCTGTTGTTCACTAGTTAATTTACTTCCAGCTTTAATTTCTTCGTAATATTTGGATTTCATCTCTTCCAATTGAGTTTTAGCGCTGGCAACTTGCTCTTTTAACGCTAGTTTTTTTCTTTTAATATCTTTTTCCTCATCAACCTCTTCATCGAAAGAAAATCTATCTTCCATCATAAACTCAATTTCATCTGGTTGTAAATGAGGTTTTGTGTTTTTATAATATTCTTTTAGTAAAGTTAAGTTATCCATTTCACTGTAATCAGTGTTTAACTTTACGTAATCATTTATATCTCCACCCGTGTCGTTCATGAAGTTTAAAAGCTTGTTAATTCCCTCTGGGTATTTTGGAGCAGTATCAACTTCTTGTTTAGCTGGTGTAGGTTTTTCTACTTTAGTTTGTTCTGTTACTTCTTCTAAAACGGGTGTATCTTGGTTTTCAACCTCTTTTGTTTTAACTTCCTTTTGTTCCTCTTGCGGTTCTTCAGGAACTTTAATTTCTTCAACTGTTTTAGTTGTATCAACCTTAACAATATCTTCTGCTTTTTTAGCAAGTTCTTTAAGGTCTACCTTCGTGACACCATCAGAAGGTTTTTCAAACTTTTTCATTTTAGGTTTTTTAACCTTTAACTTTTCGACTTTTTCGTCTACTTTTGGTTTTTCAGGGGCTGGTGTAGCCACCGTTTCTTTTGTTTTTTTTGCCATAATAAAATAATATTAAATAATTAGTTGTTTTTACTTAGGTTCAAAAGCGCCTAACCTCATGCCTCCACCAATAACGTCGTTACCAGAAGATTCAAAACCTTTTTTAGCTATTTGTTTAGTTAAGTCACTTTCTAACTTTTGATCTTCCATTTGAGACTTATGTTGCATCTGTCCAGCTTCTCTCATGTCTTTACGATCTTCTTTTTGATTTTCTCTTTGTTGTATCATTTGTAGTTCCATTTCCTTCATTTTCATATTTAACATGAATTCATGGTCCATTAAAGCTTTTTTAACTTCTGCTTCTGTATGAAGTTTACCTTTTGCTATTTCTCCTTTTTGCATCTCTAATTGAATTTCGTTTTGTAGAGCTGCTTGATTTTTCTGCATCTCAGCTTGAGCTGCTGCTTGAGATTGTTGAGCGTTAGCCTCTGCTTGCGCTTTCATATTCTCTTGCTGCATCTTCTGGTCTTTCTCCATTTTCTTCTTTCTTCTAATCTTTAAAAGTTGATTTGCAAGTTTTATATTTTTTATTTCTCTTAAATCAATTACATCTTCTAAATCTATAGTTTGTTGAGAAAGCGCTGTTTGTATATTGTTTTCTAATAATTGCTTTTCTTCTTCGTCTGGTGCTAATTCTAAAAATATACCAAAATCATACAAATGTAAATCGGACATCTCTTCTAGTGTAGCCACATTATGAGCGCCTATAGCTTGTATAAAAGCGCTTTTAGTAGGTGAATATTCTACAATATCTGATATTCTTAAAGATAACTGCTCGGCTATACTTTGTGTTATAAACGCACCACCTTGTAATATGTGTCTTGTAGCGGTGTTACTATTAGCTGCTGCTAGCTTTTGAATACCAACTAAAGATTTAGGATCTGGAGTACTAGCGTCTGTAGCTTCGTTTAATCCGGTTGTATCTCTAATCATCTGTAAGTAATAATTATAAGTTTGAATTAAACTTTGCATTTTAGCTCCACCTCCTGATTGTATTTCTTGAATAGGTATTTTACCGGCATTCTGATCCCCATCAGCCGTGTAAGATCTACCAATAATACTACCAGTTTGGAAGAACATATTTAAGGCCTCTTGTGGGTTGTAATTAGTTCCATTACCTAAATCTATCTCTGCTAAACCATCAGCATCTAAATAAATACCATCAGGTATCATACGTGACATAACTTGTTGTAACTTTAAATGTGTTAACTGTATCATATCAGCAAAGCCAGTTATTCTACTTACTAAACTCTCTATTCGACCGTCATACATTCTAGGTGCAACTATAGAATAATTCATTTTAACTTTAGTAAAATCACTTTTAGGACGCATCATATTTTTTGACATGTTCCACTTAAGTAGCTTGTTAGTTCCCAATATTAAAGCACCTTCATATAAACACTCTATCTTTCTACTTAGTCTACTAAACCTTTCTTCGTTTTCTGGTGGATTAAAATTATCATCTTTTTCAATAATTTTCTCACCACCGCTCCCAACTTGTTTTACCTTATAAACCTCATTTTTAAATGTTTTGTAGTTGAAGTATAATATGTCTACTTTGTTTTTATCTTCATCTACATTCGTTTTACGGTTACCGTACCTATAATTATACTTATAATTACTTTGAGATATTTCTTCTATCTCATCGTTTGTTATATCTGGAAACTGTTTTATTAATTCGTTTATAGGTATTGATTTTACTTCTCCAACGTAATATATATCTTCAAAATAAGGGGAATCTGTGTAAGAATAAACTAAATTAGCCGGATCAACATAGTCTACAGTTACGCCTTCTGCAGTATTAAAAGATGTTTTAGCCGCGCCAATACCACAAACCGCCAAATCGTATATTATTCTTCTTCTATTTAAATCATACTTATTTCCGTCTAATAAAACTTCTAAAGCTTGCTCTTGAGCTATTTCAACAGCTTGCTTGTAACTTATACTCATATGAAGATCTAACTCTTCCTGCGTGTCTGGAATTTCAGCTTCTTCGTTTTGAGTAAAATCCATGTTTAATAGATTTTTAGCCATTTGATCAAATTCTTTAGCAGCCATATCATTTAATATAGACTCCATGTATTTAGTTCTTTTTTCAACACCAAAAGGATCTTGTGAGTAAGCTTTTAAAGAATATTGTCTTTCTGATATTCCATTAACAACTATATCTACAAACTTAGGTATAATTGGAACAGGTTTCCAATCTAAATTTAAATAACTTAAATCTCCATTTATAGATAATTCATCTTTATATTTCTGTATTGACTGTTCACCTCTAGCGTATAATCTTAGTCTGTGAAAATTATTAGAATGATTAGAATATCTATTATTTCCATTTCTCTCTAAGTCAAACCATTCTGCCTGTATAGCCTTAGCAACATCTAAACCATATTCGTAAGATGCTTTTTCTTTATCGCTAACTATTTGACTTGGAAAATTATGATTACCTCTCATATTATTTTTTAATTAATTTAGACATACC